TGGCTGTGGTGAGGTCGTGACATCCGTGTGACCTATAAGTACCTCACGTACTCATAGGGATACACTAAGGGCGGGGACTCAGACGGGTCCCCGCCCTTACCTATGGAAGGAGCACATGTGAAGTACGCATCCGCGACGTTCTGGGAGGGTCTCGCCGAGCGAGGCATCTCCACCTTCGCGCAGTCCCTCGTCGGCGCCTTCGCCGTCGGGTCCTCGCTCTTCGACCTGGACTGGAAGGGCGCCCCCGGCGCCGCCGGCGCGGCCGCTCTCGCCTCTGTCCTGAAGTCGTTCTCCCTGCCTGAGGAGACCGACCGAGCCGTGCCGACCGCCGAGACCGCTACGGCCGACCTCTACACCCCTCGCCACGTCTCCGGACTGGCCGGCTGAGGTAGCCCCATGATCCCAGTGGAGCAGTCCTCGTCGCCGATCCTCACCGTGCTCGCCTCGCCGGAGGTCATCACGGCGGGGACTGCTTTGCTGGCGGCCCTCATCACCTGGCTCAGGATGACGATCAAGAGGCAGCAGTCACGGCTGGAGGAGAGGATGTCCAGGATGAACGTACACGTGGTTAGAGCGGCCGCTGCGGCCGAGTCGGCCTCGGAGGGCGTTCACAACAACCACGACTCGAATCTACGTGACGACCTCGACTCCAAGTTCGGCCAGGTCCTGGACAGCCTGGCCCGGCTGGTCACCTCTGTGGACGACCTCCGGGAGTCTGACCGACAGTTCGAGGCCCGCATGTCCCGCATGGAGACGCAGATCGAGGGCGTCCGCAATGACGCGCGCACTGATAGGTCCCACCTGTACACAGAGGTCCAGTCATTGCACGATCGCATTGATAGGGTGAAGGGTGATGCCGATCCGTTACGTCAGGAGCCCCAATGACCTCCACCACCGCCACGATCACCGGCCGCGTCGTAGGCCCTGACGGCCTGGGGCGTATGGGCCGAATCACCTTCACCCCGGCCAGCCTTGGAGCTCCGCTGCCCGCCCGCGACATCGTCGCCGGGAGGGCGTCGTTCCGCATCGACCCTGATGGTTATCTGGTAGGTCAGACAGGCCAGGAGGCGGCCGTAGAGCCTGGAAACTATGAGATAGATCTCAATATCCCGGGGGACCTGGGCGCCCACATTCGTACGATCCGGACTCTGGCCGACGGCGAGACGCTGAACATCGCCGACCTTCTCACGGCCGCGACCGTACCTACCCCACCCCAGCCGCCCAGCCCCGGACCCGTCCAGCCCCCGGCCCCGCCGTCCCCGGCTCCTACAGAGCACGGAGTCCGCGAGACGGCGTCAACGGGTATCCTTGAGGCTATCAATCGGTCTGAAATCATAGACCTTGGCAATGGAGTTCTCACCTGGAGGTAGGGGCAGTGGCCGATCTCACTTGGTACAGCAGAGAGGGAGCCGACCAGCGCTTCCTGACGAGGAGGGAGGCTGGCAACCTGGCCTCCAAGGCGGAGAGCACTCAGGGCGACTCCGCCCTGGGAGCACGGATCGACGCTGTCAAGGCTACGGCGGAGGCCGCCCTCCCGGCCGCCACGGCGGAGGCCACCTACGCGACGAAGGAGGCCCTTGCCCAGGCCCAGCTCGGCGGAGGTGCGCAGGCTCCCGACCTGTCGGCCTACGCCACCAAGGTCGAGATGCAGTCGGCCGACTCGGCGCTTGGGACTCGCATCGACTCCCTGACCTCGACCGTCACCGCAGCCGCGAGCAAGGCCGACGCCGCCGTGACCCGCGAGGACCTTGCCGCCTACCCGACCTCGTCGGCGGTGTCCGAGACCTACGCCACCAAGGCCTCCCTCGGCGACTACCTGCCCAAGACGGAGGCTGCCGGCGTCTACGCCACCAAGAGCGACTTGGCCAACGCCCAGCTAAGCGGAAAGGGCGAGGCCCCGGACCTGTCGCACCTGGCCACGAAGGCTGAGATGACCTCCGCTGACGCCGCCCTCGGGCAGCGCATCGACCAGGTCAAGTCCGCCGCCGACGCCGCGGCCCCGATGAGCGCCCTCGCCCCCTACCTCACCTCAGCCGACGCCCAGGCCACCTACGCCACGAAGGCTGAGGTGGCCTCCTCTGCTCCCGACCTCAGCACCTACGCCACCCAGGAGTCGCTGAGCGGGTACCTGACCTCGACGGCGGCCGCGGAGACCTACTCCACCAGGAAGGACCTCGACTCCTACAAGGCTCAGGCCTCCGCGGCCTTCGCACCGGCCTCGCTCGCCGGCGAGGTGGCCTCGGTCAAGGAGACCGCGGACGCCGCCCTGCCGAAGGACGTCGCCTCCACGACCTACGCCACGAAGGAGGAGCTGACCAACGCTCAGCTCGCAGGGGACGGGAAGATCCCGGACCTGTCGGGCTACGTCAAGTCGGCCCAGCTGGCCGACTACGCGACCAAGGCCGAGCTCTCCGGCTACGCCAAGGCCTCCGCCCTGGCCCCGGTCTCCGCCAAGGCCGACGCCGCTCTGCCTAAGAGCGAGGCTGCTGACACCTACGCCGCCAAGGCTGACCTGGCCGGCTACGCCACCGCCGAGTCGGTCTCCGCAACCTACGCGACCAAGGAGGCCCTGACCTCGGCCACTGCCCCGGTCGCCGACCTGTCGTCGAAGGTCACGGCTCTGGAGACCTCCGTGCAGGGCAAGGCGGACTCCTCCGCCCTCGCAGACCTCCTGCCGAAGGCCGAGGCGTCGACCACCTACGCCACCAAGGAAGAGGTGACCGCGGTGCGGTCGGCCATTCCGGAGGCTCAGGACCTCTCGGGCTACCTCACCGCAGAGTCCGCTACCGCGACCTACGCGACCAAGGCGGACGTGGAGGGTGTTCGCTCCGCCATCCCCGCCGCTCCGGACCTGTCTCCGTACCTGACCACTGACGCTGCCTCCAAGTCCTACGCCACCAAGGCAGACCTGGCCCAGGCCCAGGCCGGCGGCAAGGTAGACCTCTCGAGCTACCTGACAACCACCGACGCTGACGGCAAGTACGCCACGAAGGAGGCCCTGAGCGCCACGGACGCCAAGGCCGCTACCGCGGTCCAGCCGGACGCCCTGAGCGCCTACGCCACGTCCGAGGCCCTGGCCAAGGTGAAGCAGGCCGCGGAGGCGGCCGCGGAGGCCGTCACACCGCCGTTCCGCTCCGGCGAGCGCTACTCGTCCCCGGTCACCTACTACTGGCCCGACTACTACAACGAGTCCAAGGGCACCTCGAAGTGGGCGAAGGCCCTTAAGGCGGCCGGCACGCTCGGTATCGTCATCCTGAACAAGGACTCGGGCAACTGGGACGAGAAGAACGAGGACTTCGGCAAGCAGGCCGCTCGCGCCCTGGCTGCTGGGGCTCGGCGTGCAGTCTTCTACGTGAAGACCCAGTACGGCGTTGCCTCGCTCCCCTCCAACGACCCTGCCCGCAACGGCGTCCCGAACCCGGACAAGTACGCCAAGGAGTACATCCTCGGGCAGATCGCGAAGTTCACCGAGCAGTACGGCGAGGTTGCTCAGGGAGTCTTCCTGGACGAGACGATCAACGGTTGGGGCGCCCAGGCTGGCCGCGTCCAGTGGTACAAGGACCTGATCGCCGCGATCCGTGAGCAGTATGGTCAGAGCTTCTACATCGTGGTCAACGCTGGCTCGAACATGTCCCCGGAGATGTGTGCCCTGGACTTCGACACTGCGATGATGTTTGAGCAGGACGCCGGGAAGTTCCTCAACGAGGACGCCAACGCCCCGGTCCTGCCGGATCACATGCGCTCCTACCCTTCGGAGAAGTGGTGGGCAGTCATCCACGGCGTGACGAAGGACAACTACCGTCAGGTCTTCGAGAAGCTTGACACTCTCCCCATCGGCCACGCCTACATCACTGATGGTGTCCTGGTGGAGGACCCGAACCGTGGAGGCCAGTGGGAGCCTGTCGGTAACCCGTACGCGAACCCGCCGTCGGAGCAGCTGATCAGACTCACGTCCTCCTGGATCCGCGGCACTCTTGGACTGCACCTTGAGGTGGAGGACCTGAAGGCTCAGGTGGAGGCCCTGAAGAAGGGCGGGGCGCAGGCTGGAGCCAATGCTGGCCAGTCCGGGAAGCTCCTGGTCCTCGGCCCCAACGACCCGCTCCCGCAGGGCGTCACCGACGACACGGTCATCGTTCGCCGGGAGGCGTGAGACATGCCTCTCATCGAGCCCTACAAGGACTACGGGCAGACGCCAGTGGAGGCCTTCGGCTTCCACTGGCTCACCCGCACCGACGCCTGGCACCCCCCGCGGCCCCCCCCCCACACCCACACGGAACAGACACTCACTCCGCATGCCCG